ATTTACCAATTCTCGCGGATTATATTATGGAAATGGAAATGTAATCGACTCTCTTGTGATGATGGCATCATATGCGGGTCTTGCTCTTTCGACTAATTTCGATGGAAGCAACACAACAATTACAATGCATCTTAAAAACCTAAATGGAGTTCAACCAGATTCTACTGTTACTCAAACAATTCTTGCTGAATGCCAATTGAGTGGCGCAGATGTTTATGTTTCTATTCAGGGTACATCTAAAACATTCACCAGTGGAGCAAATAGCTTCTACGACCAAGTATACAATCTTGAATGGTTTGTTGGCGCTCTTTCTGTAGCTGGATTTAACTATCTTGCGCAAACAAATACCAAGATTCCACAAACCGAAAATGGTATGTCTGGATTAAAGGGTGCATATAGAAACATCTGTGAACAAGGTGTTACTTGCCAATATCTTGCACCAGGAACTTGGACTAGCTCTACAACTTTCGGGAATCAAACTGACTTTATTAATAACATTTCTCAAAGAGGTTATTACATTTATTCAGCTCCGATTTCTCAACAATCACAAGCAAGTCGTGCAGCGAGAGCGGCACCACTTTGTCAAATTGCCGCGAAACAAGCTGGAGCAATTCAGAGCTCTACAGTAATTGTGTCGGTTAACGCTTAATTAATAAAGGAGAGAAATAATGAGTACTACAGCACTAACGGGTAATGATTCGATCATTATTAATAACAGATTGTTCACCGATTTAGCGGATGGAGATTGTATCACATTGACTTATCCTTCTGAAATCGCACAAGTTAAAACTGGTAAAAACGGTAATAGCTTGTATGCATTAAATGAAACTGGAAAGCAAAGTGAAGTTAAAATCAGAGTAATCAGAGGGTCTGGCGATGACAAATATCTCCTTAATCTTTTGAGCAATCAACAAACTAACTTTGCAGGAACGGTTTTGATGATTGGTGAGTTTATTAAACAAGTTGGGGATGGCCAAGGTAATCTTTCATTTGACACCTATGTATTAAGTGGTGGAATATTCACTAAACAAATCGAAGCAAAAATGAACGTAGAAGGCGACACGGCTCAGTCAATTGCGGAATATCATATGAAATTCTCAAATGCACCGCGCGCAATTACATAATTGGGAGCATTAAATGGCAGAGGCGAATTTAGTAGAAGTTAAGATGCCGAGCGGGGCGATTCTCCGAGTGGGACTCGCAAAGTTCGCTGTATCAAGATCATTGTATCAGGCGATTCTAGAAGAATTAAAAATGGTAAAAATTGAAGGGTCAGACGAGATCGACATCACTATGATGAAGGATCTTTTTTGTACAGGAATGGCATCTAAAAAAGTAGAGGCGGCACTATGGGAGTGTATGAAACATTCACTCTATAATAACGCCAGAATCACTGAAGATACATTTGAACCAGAAGACGCAAGACAAGACTATATGAGTGTTTGTTTTGAAGTGGGAAAGGCAAATGTAATGCCTTTTATGAAAAGCCTTACGCAACAGTTCTCGCAAGCTATGGAGATGATAAGAAAGAACCCAGCGTAAGGCTAGAAGAGTCTGGAAGCACATTTTTACTTTTGTTAAGAGTTTCAAAGTTGGGTTATGGAAGTTTTAAAGAAGTAAGTGAGTTTGACGCAAGAACGGTTTTACAAATGCTATCGTATGAAAAATTTTGTAATGATTACGAAAAAGCATGGATAGATATGAACAAGGGGTGATTTATTACTGTAGCAGAGTTATTCATCAACATGCAAGTCAAGGGCTCTCCAAAGGCCAAAGAAGAAGTTAATTCGATCACCAAAACCCTTGGTAATGCGAAAGAGATGGCATTGTCTACAAAGGCTGCAATTGTTGCTGCATTGATTGCATTTGAAAAGCTAGTTACCGCACCATTATCTATTGAATCAAATTATCAAAGATTCATAAACGCAACTGGTCTTGGAATTAAATATTTACAACAAATTCAAACTACATTACATGCAGCTCCATTTGGAGTTCCAATGCAACAGTCCTTGGACTTTGTTTCTGGAATGACAGAAAGATTAACTCAGTTTAAAGGAGCTGGAGATGCGGCGATTTCCATGCTCGGTGGCATGGGGGGTCTTCATAAGGAGGCCGCAAAGCTTACTGAATATGACATCGTATCGGGATTGCATGAACGTTTAAGTGGGACCAACTTAGACGAAGAAAGAAAAAGATTATTGGCGCAAGCGTTTGGAATGGATGCCAATATGAGGGCCGCATTTGAAAAAAGCGGAGATTGGTCAAATGTAAAAGTAAGTGATTTAATTTCCAATAAAGAAGCTGGACAGGGAATGAAGGGTCAAATTGCCATAGAAAACTTCAAGAGAAGCTTGGCGTTGTCTATGAAGGGAATTGCAAACGCATTCACTCCTGCAATAATGAAAAGCCTTACTGAGGCGGTTAGGGCACTTGGAGAACTTGTTGGATCATTTGTTAAGTTTTCAGAAAGTGCCCATCTTGTAGATATATTAACAACATCGATAAAGAGTCTTTCTGATGCACTGAAAGATTTAAACGCAATATATAAAAATGGTGAAGATATTGTAGAAAATGGACCATCACAATCAAAAGTAGTAGAAGTATATAAAAATTTGTGGTCAGCGACTCATCCTGGACTTGGATTAATGAGAAAAGCTGCTGAAAAATTATTCAAAAGTAATGAAACAAAAGAACTTAAAGATTCAATAAATCCAAAAGTAAACAATCAACAAAAACCAGAAAAATCTGGTTCAATTGAAATGAACCAAACAGTAAACATTGCTGGAGACTTTACAAATCCGGCAGACATTACAGAGGCACTAAACAAAGCAAATCAAAATGCATATAGGCAATTTGGCGCGCAATTACAGGTGGTGTAGAGTATGGCAATTTCAAGCATTGCAGCATCGAATATTACAACATCTGTAACTAGTTTTTCTAGTTTGATTCTTGTTACTCCACAAACTAATGGAAGTTATCTCGCGCAAGATAGTTCAGTTATTCCTGGATTGGCCACTCCTACATCTTCTAATGATCCTTATGTTTTTAATTATGAAGGAGAAAATGCATTTTCTTTTGAGAGCGACATAACGGATTCATACATTGAATCAAACTCTGCCATTCAAGATCACATTGCACTAAAGCCAGAAACATTTAAGGTCCAAGGATTTGTTGGAGAATTAAATGATATTCTTCCAATAGGACCAGCAAATACAATTAAACAATTACAAAGCAAGCTTGTGGTTTTAAGTGCATATGCACCAAGTGTTTCGGTTGCTGCACTTGAAATTATAAATGAAGCGATATTGGCAGAAGAGGTAGCTGTGAAGCTAGCGGCATCTGCATTGCAAACTTTGTCAACTGCAATTGGTGGTGGGCTAAAAACACAACAGTCTTATTATTTTAATCAATTTTATTTGGCATGGCAAAACAGAACCCTTTTTACCATTCAAACTCCTTGGACGATATTATCTGATATGGCCATTCAATCAGTTCAAGCCATTCAAGATGAAAGTACAAGAATGGTTACTGATTTTGAAATAACTTTTAAGGCAATGAGATTTGTAAACCCAACCTCATCTACAGGAGTTAATCCAGAGGACATGTCTGGAAGAGCGGCAACATCTGCTACGGTTCCAGCGAGTACGGGAACGAACACTCCATTTACAGCACAACAATCATATGGCAGCCTTGTGCCATCGGCATGGGGGTAATATGTATTTAGTTCAACAAATTACTAGTGATGCACAGCAAATTCAAACAATAACTCTTTCCGATGGAAGTAATTTCACAATCCAGATAGAGTACAAACCAAATCAATCTGGATGGTTCATCATATCTTTAACTTCTGGGACATTCACAATTACAAACATGAGAATTTGTGGAAGTCCAAATCTACTTTATCAATATAGAAACCAAATATCTTTTGGTCTTGCATGTACAATTGTTGGGGCCAATGAACCAACACAACAGACTGATTTTAGCAATGGAAATGCAAACTTATATATTTTAACCGCGACAGAAGTTGCACAGTATACGAGTTATTTAAATGGCCAATAAATTCGGTAGAAATTATCAGCTTTCTGTAGAAAAATTAGATGGGACATTCGCACAGTTCTCACTTCCATATACCATGGAATTTAGCATCCAAAGAACTGATTGGGGCTCTCAGAATACCGCTGAAATTAGAATTCATAATTTAAACCTGCAAACAAGAGGTCAATTGAGAAAAGACGAATGGGATGTTTCTTATTTAAAATATATCCAATTATATGCGGGGTATGGCCCATCAAATCTTCCGATGGTATTTAAGGGGAATATTCTTGTAGCAGAATCGGAACGTGAAAGTGTTGATTTTATTACAACACTCAGGGGAATCGATAACGGTGGGTTCAGTACGACAGCGTACTTGAATGGAAGCCAATTTCAATTTGGTGAGGGGACTCCATTTTTAAACATATGCATGACCATAGCTAATTCTTTGGTTGAGACTTATGGAATAACAATGGGTGCAATTAATACTGCTGGAATTACCGGAGTATTAAATAAAGAAAAAGCATTTGTTGGAAGTGCGCTAAAAACATTGAACGACATAACCAATGGTGGATGGTTCATTGATAGTGGTAGATTAAATTATTTAACTGCAAATGATTATATTATTGGATCTGCGGTAACCCAAATAAATAGCGACACAGGGCTTCTCGGCACCCCAAGAGTGCAGAATACATATGTGTATGTCGATGTTTTATTTGAACCAAACATTGTTGTTGGCCAACAGATAACACTGGTTTCAACGGAAAGCACGAGCTCTAAGCATTCTATTTCTGGTGGCCCTAACTCATCGTCTACTCAAGCGAACACGAATTTATTTAATAGCAACATAAATGGGCAATATAGGGTTACCTCAGTGTCTCATAAGGGAATTATATCTGAGGCAATAAATGGACAATGTGTAACAACTGTCGGGATGCTTAAATTCATAGGCGGATCTAATCCGGTGGTATCTCAAACATGAGTAATAACTTTAATAAAACAGATCCAGCATTAAAAGATCTTTTAAACATTTCTACAAAAGACGTAATGCTGTCGCTTAATTGTCATGCAATTGGAACAATTCAGGCATTTTATCCAGAAGATCAGACAGCAGATGTTTTAATAAATTACACTCAACAATTTTACGTTAGACAGTCTGACGGCACATATGCTCTTCAGCAAAAGAATTATCCAGCACTTGTGTCATGTCCATGTGTAATGTTAACTGGAGGATCTGCATTTATATCAATGCCAATTTCTGCCGGTGATACGTGTCTTGTGTTGTTTAATGATAGAGATTTTTCTGATTGGTGGGGAACTGGAAACACTTCTGCGGTTCCACCAACAGCTCAGCTTCATGCCCTTGGAGATGCCATTGCACTTGTTGGGATAAGATCAAAGATTAATGCAATACCATCTTACGATCAAACTAGAGCAAGACTTCAGAATGGGGATACTTATGTTGGAGTTTCTGGATCAAAAGTAACAATACAGAATGCATCACAAAATCTATATTCTGTTTTAAATTCATTGATTATTGCATTACAAACATTTGCAACTTCGGCCAAGGCATCATCCACAGATCCAACACTGGTCGCCGCGGCGACCGCACTTGAGGTTGCCATTAAAACAGCCACAAACTTATCTACTGAACTTGGGGAGATACTCGAATGATTGTACGAACAATTACATCAGGACATGACTGGACTTTTGGCAATGGAACAAGCAATTATTTAAGCAATAATGACGCGGTTGTTCAAAGCATTAACACAAGACTTTATTCTGTTTTGGGAGATTGCTTTTACTCTCTTTCTTCGGGTATAGACTGGTTTAATCTGTTGGGTGGCAAGAATATTACGGCCTTACAATTGGCAGTAAATAATTGCATTTTAAGTACCACTGGAGTCACCACCGTGCTTGAGTTAAACTTGGTGCTAAATTTAGATAGAAGTGTGACAATTACTTATCAGGTAGTTACGGTTTATTCACAGAATCAATCAACGCAAGGAGCGGTAACGCTAGGGGGGTTTAATGCCTAATACTTTCACAAGCACGGGAATGACCACAGCCACCCGCGCGGAGTTAATTTCAAACTTTGTATCTTCTTTCCAAACCATTTATGGTGCTGACATCAACACAGATCCAGACAGTCCAGATGGTCAATTGATCAATATTTTTGTTCAGGCCTTACTTGATGCACAAGATTTGATGGTTCAGGTTAATAATAATTTTGATCCAGATTTAGCATTTGGAACAATTCTAGATCAACGAGTTGCGATCAATGGGATTCAAAGACAGATCGGAACGTATTCATACACTCCAATTACTGTAACGACGGGTGCGGCATGCACTTTACAAGGTTTGGATCTTTATCCGAATACTCCATTTACGGTATCTGATAGTTCAGGAAATCAATGGTATCTTGCGGCAACGGTCAGTCCAAGCGTTGGAGTAAATTCTTATCAATTCAGAGCGGCAAGTACCGGTGCGATTACTACAATTTTAAATACAATAGTAAACATTACAACAATCGTTCTTGGTGTATTGACGGTTAACAATCCATCGGTTCTTACAACTCTTGGAACCAACGAAGAAACTGATTCTGCGTTGAAAATAAGAAGGCAAAAATCTGTTGCACTTCCATCTCAAGGATATCTTGCGGGATTACTTGGTGCCATTGAAAATGTAACTGGAGTAACTGCGGCATATGTTTATGAGAACAATACAGATTCAACAGTTGTTATTGGTTCTGATTCTATTCCATCTCATTCAATTTGGGTTATTGTCGCGGGTACATTTGCGGCATCAGATGTTGCGACAGCGATATATAGTAAAAGAAACGCCGGATGTGGGATGTATG